TACTGGCTCATACCTTCATCGGTTTAGCTGGCTCGAAGAGAGATTCATAGGCGAGTTACCAACAGAATGGAACTGGCTAGAAACAGAATACGAATATAATCCTAAAGCAAAGTTAGTACATCACACACTAGGAACACCATGCTTTAAAGATTACCAATACACAGACTACAGTAATGAATGGTGGGCTACTTATCAAAGAGCCATCTATCCATTAGTAGGAATAGATAAACAAACACACCTGTGAGCAACCGATAAGGACTCAGATATGCAAGAAAATCAACAAGATAAGGTTGAGTCAACCAATAAGGGTGGCGCTCCTGTAGGAAACAAGAATGCTGCTAAAGGCGCACAGCTTACTGCTATGCTTATGGCTGCTTTAGATGTAAACAATAAAGAGAAGCTAAGAGAAGGCGTACAAAAGGTAGCGCAGGCTTTTGCAGAGGGTGAAAGATGGGCTGTTGAGTTTGTCTTTGACAGAGCAGAAGGTAAAGCAGTAGCAAGACAAGAGATTACAGGCGCAGATGGTGCAGACTTACCATTGAGCATAGGAGTGACATTTGTCAAACCAAACAGCTCAGAATCCTAATGCGCAGTTTCCTGAAAAGCTAGAGTTCCTATTTGAGCCACATCGTTACAAAGTAGCATACGGTGGTCGAGGTTCAGGTAAGTCATGGGGATTCGCTAGAGCATTGCTTATAGCAGCAGCTAATCGCCCATTGCGTATTCTCTGCGCTCGTGAAATACAAAAGTCTATCAAGCAATCAGTTCATACATTACTGAACGACCAGATACAAGCTTTAGGCTTAGGTGCATTCTATGAAGTGCTAGAAGCTGAGATAAGAGGTAAGAACGGCTCATCATTCACATTTACAGGCTTAGCTACTAACACAGTAGAGTCTATCAAGTCTTTTGAGGGCTGTGATATATGCTGGGTAGAAGAAGCTCAAACAGTAAGTAAGAAGTCGTGGGACATCTTAATTCCTACGATTCGTAAAGAACAATCAGAGATATGGGTATCGTTTAATCCTGACTTGGATACAGACGATACTTATCAGCGCTTCATTGTGCATACTCCTGAGAACGCTAAAGTAGTAAAGATTAACTGGTCAGACAATCCGTGGTTTCCACAGACGCTAGAAGAAGAGCGCCAACACAGCAAGGCTACTAACCCTGATTATGAGAATATATGGGAAGGCAACTGTAAGGCAGCTAAAGACGGTGCTATTTATGCTAACGAGATTCGTGAAGCACAAGAGAATGGCAGAGTCACTAATGTTCCGTATGACCCAACGCTGAAGGTTCATGTTGTCATGGACTTGGGATGGAACGACTCAATGTCTATCATTCTAGTACAGCGTGGTGTGTCTGACGCTAGAGTTATAGGTTATATCGAAGACGACCATAGAACGCTTGACTCATACTCAAGTCAGCTAAAGAATCTTCCATATAACTTTGGTCAAATGTACTTGCCTCATGATGGGCAGTCAAAAGACTTCAAGCATGGTACTTCCGCAGAAGAAATCATGCGTAGAAATGGATGGGATGTGCGTATCGTTCCAAAGTCTGATATTGAACATGGGATTCGTATCGCTAGAATGAACTTCCACAGAGTCTATTTCGATAAATCAGTTACTCGATTGTTAGAGTGCTTAAAGAATTACAGAAGAACAATCAACAGTGCAACTAACGAGCCTGGTGCGCCATTGCATGATGAGTTTTCGCATGGAGCTGATGCTTTCCGCTACATGGCTATATCGCTAGATGGAATGAGAAACGAAAGCTGGGCTAATCAAAAGATTGAATACTCGAATATAGGGATTGTATGAAGAAATCAGACGGAGAAATACTTGCTCTCATCGTGCAGAACGAGAACATCTCGTATGGCATTAATGACTCTGCACTAGCAGATGATAGAGCTAAGGCTATTGATTACTACTTAGGCGAGCCATTTGGTAACGAAATCGAAGGTCGCTCACAAGTTGTATCATATGATGTGCAGGATACTATTGAAGCTGCATTGCCACAGTTACTCAAGATATTCGTATCAGGTGACCGAGTAGTTAGCTTTGACCCAAAGAGTCCAGAAGACCAAGATGCTTCAGAGCAAGAAACAGATTACGTCAATCACTTGGTGATGGAGAAGAACGAAGGCTTTAAAGTATTCTATGTGTGGTTCAAAGATGCGTTGCTATCCAAGAACGGCTATGTAAAAGTTTATGCAGAAGAAGAAGAAGAAACAGAAGAAGAAGAATATAAAGGATTAACTGACGCTCAATTAGCTTTGTTAGCACAAGATGACAAGGTAGAAGTGTTGGAACACACGGCTTATCCTGACACAACAATGCAGGGCATGGTAGACCCAATGGGCATGATGCCAATGTTGCATGATGTCAAGATTAAGATTACAGAGAAGAAAACAGAGATATACGTTAAGAACGTAGCTCCTGAGAATATGATGGTTGACATTGATGTGTCTAGCCCATCATTGCGTGATGCTAGTTTTGTGCAGCATCGTGAGTCAATGAAACGAGCAGAAGTGGCTGAGATGTTTAACTATCCGCTCAAGAAGCTGGAGCAGATAAATGCCGAGATTAACGAAAACTTCCAAGAAGAAGCGATTGCTCGCGACATATACGATGAAGAGTACGACCGCGTTTCTGTTGATGATATTCTGGTTCGTGATACTTATATCCGTATTGATGGCGAGTTAATGCGTTATGTTGTAGTAGGTAATGAGATTATCTACCGTGAGAAAGCTGATGTAATCCCATTTGCTTGTATCACACCAATGTTAATGCCACATCGCCATATTGGTCGCTCATATGCTGACTTGACTATGGACATCCAGTTGATTAAGTCAACACTGATTCGTGGTCAGCTAGACAATATGTATCTATCTAACAATGGTCGCTATGCTATTAGTGACCGTGTAAACCTAGATGATATGTTGACATCTCGCCCAGGCGGTATTGTTCGAGTACAAGGCGACCCAGGCTCTGCTATCTATCCATTAACACATCCTGCTTTCCCACCAACCTCATTCACGATGGTTGAGTACATGGACAGCATGAAAGAGAAACGCACAGGCGTTACAGCATACAATCAAGGCTTAGATGCTAACAGTCTGAACAAGACAGCAACAGGCATGAACTTGATACAGAATGCTACACAAGAGCGTTTAGCTTTAGTAGCTCGTACATTTGCAGAAACAGGTGTTAAAGACTTGTTCTGGTTAGTACATCGCTTAGTACGCACAATGCAAGATAAACCTGCTGTAGTACGCTTGCGTAACAAGTGGGTGGAAGTAGACCCAAGAGAATGGAAAGCTCGTAATGACTTGACTATCTCTGTAGGCTTAGGCGCAGGTAATAAAGACCAACAGTTGATGCACTTGAACAATATCTTGCAAATGCAGAAGGAAGCTATCCAAGTTGGATTGACTGACCCATCTAAGATTTACAATGCGTTGGCTAAACTCACACAGAATGCTGGCTTCAAGAACCCTGAAGAGTTCTGGACTAACCCAGCAGAGAATCCAATGCCTCCAGCAGAGGAACAGCCTGACCCAACACAACAAGCCATCCAAGGCCAGCTGATGATTGAGCAAGCTAAGGCTGAAGCACAGTTACAACAAGAACAAATCCGCTCTCGCAATGACATCATTATCGAGCGTGAGAAGATTGCAGCTCAGATGGAACTAGAGCGCTTCAAAGCACAGTTGAAAGCTGAAACAGATTTAGCTATCGCTCAGATTAAAGCGCAGGTTGACGCTGAAAAGCAACAGATAAACGCAATGGGAGGCATGTATGGCGGATAGATTAGCAGAAGCAGGCGCAGTACAAGAAGCTGTAGCAAGCACTAAGCCAGCAGGTACAGTATCACGCTTAGGCGGTGCAGGCGCTATCGAAGCAAACATAATAGATTATAAGACTCAATACACAACGCAAGTGAGCGGCTTAACAGCCAAAGGTCGTTGGATAAACAAAGCATTGGGATATATCTAATTGGACAAACAACTTAACGAAGTAAAACGTGGTGAAGAAGCAGCAAAGGTACTAGAGAGTCCAGCTTATAAAGAAGCTGTAGAGGCTGTTAGAGCAGGAATTATTGCTAACATGGCATCTAGCCCTTTGGGTGACGAGAAAACGCACAATAGACTAGTTATTGCGCTTCAAACGCTAAATCAAATCGAGAAACAACTGCATGACGTAATGACAACTGGCAAGTTGGCAGCAATGCAGAAAGACAATTTACTGCAAAAAGCAGCTAAAGTATTCAGGTAAGAGCAAGCCTGACTACACCGCAAGGTGTTTATTGCTCGTATATAGG